TGGCGAACGGTCAAGATCAATTTTCATGCCAGCATTACCTACTGACTGAAAATTTTTGTAACTGATAGACTTAAAATTGATCATGTATTATTCACCCTTAACCATCATGTCAGATGCTTTAGCCTTTACATCATTGAACTTGCTCATAATTGAGGCCCGCTTGTCTTCTGAAACCGTCTTCATAACATATGTGTCTATATACATATCAATAGACTTATCTTTTACGTCTGGTTCGACATCATCCGGTTTCGTATTTTCTTTGGCGCTCAGTATAGCATAATTATTCTGTACCTGTACATCAATCGGTTTGGCGCTGTTAACCTTAGAGAAAAAGTCCATAAACTTGACTTTATCATATTCTTTGTCGATCACAACTTTTACAAACTGGTGGTTGCAATACTCATTGATCTGATCATCTGTCAATCCATGATCGTCTTCATATAGAATTTCGGTGAACAGGCTATACTCGTTTTCAATATGAACCTTTTCTTGTGTGGCTGTGTCATACACCCAGAACCCGCGCTTGTCGTTATGATCTTGCCAATTGAGATGAAACATTGATCCCAGATATTCGACATTACCAATTTTTGACGGGTGATGAAAGTGACCAGACCACACACCTTTAAATTCTTTGAAAAGGCTTGGTTCGATTCCAGATTCACAACGAGATGAATTCTTGTACATGAGAAATGAATTAAATTCGGCGTGGCAAAGTACAACTGTGTTTTCTTTGTCTTTGATGTTGTTTAGTTCTGTCATGAACTCATCGTAGTTGTTGCCGTTGATCCATGGCACAAATACAAACCGACTACCATCAAACTCGAATTCTTCTACCTTGTCTTTTAGAATGTGTACATATTTGCTGTGTTGCATAATAGACAAAGATGTGACCGCATTTGTATTTTTGAATGCCAGATCATGATTACCAGCAATGGTGTACATAGTACACTTATGTGACTCTAGCAAAGGCAGAAAAACCTCATTCACAAAAGCAATATCACTGAGTGACAAGTGGTTTCGATTATCAAAAAAATCACCAAGCATTAATAGTGTGGTGATGTTGTTTTCTTTCATATAAGGAAAGAATTTTTCTTTAAAATACCACGTAAAATAATCTCGAAAGATTGTACTGCCACCTCGCGCCCCGATATGCCAATCTGTTGATATCATCAACTTACTCATTTACCAAGTTCCTTTTCAAGTGTCAATTCATCGTAACGAGACTCTTTTCCAAAAGCCCAGTCTGCGTTTGCATCATGCATCTTATCACCAATTTCTCTAGGAACAAACATCATAAGAGGATGAACAATTGCATTGTGTGTAAATGCCTTTAACCATTCTTTCATTTTATGCGTCCTTATGGGTTTCGCAACGATGTGTATACCAACCACCACCGCTTATTGTTGTTGCTGGTTCACCACACATAATACAAATATCTTCTGTGTAGTTCTCCGCGTTATCTATAAGCTCAAAAATAGATTCGCTACCTTCACTAATGTAAAATCGAAGCCCACCGAATTTTTCTTTAATTTGTATAATCTCTCCATTCCAACCACACTCAAAAAGATCATTAATCAGATTTTCTACAATAGTTCTCCATGCGTTAGGGACTTGATTAAGAACCACCTCTAACGTGGTTGGAACTTTTTTTAAACCCACAAAGTAAAGTTGATTATCCATCACAACACTCACATTGCTTACTCTCAGATTCATGAAGATCACCTTCAAGCTCTGCTATTTTGTCTTTTAATTCTGCAATTTCTTCTTTATACCCATCAACCGCTTCCTCAATCATAGACTCAACAATAGTTGCCAATTCACTTGTGTCTTCTAAGTCAATATTAAAACTTGTTCTACTCATACTTTCACCTGTTTTAAGATCATGTCGATTATTTTGTTTCGTTCGTGAATTTTCTTTAGTGCAATGAATTCAGAATCCTCACGAATTCCCATGACAGTATCATAGGAATTGTCTTTGTGCAACTGTTTTATCATTTCAATGAATTCGGAGTTTCTGGATTCTGATCGCATGAAGTGTATTTCCAAGTAACATCGTCTAGTGAAACATCTATCTGTTGTGATGCCCAAAGCCTCGATTTTAAGAGGCTCATGGCTCTGGCATAGCACTGGTGTTGATGCCTATACAAGTTTAAAAGACATGATGCTGATATTCCACTAGGGATGTGGGTAACAACTACCTTATCCCCGTTTCTCGCTTGCATTATTAATTACTCCATATCCAGAATGCTGTCGTTATCATCGCCTTTCTTCTTACGTTTCTGACGTTCTTTGTTCAGCCCCTGAATCTCTTCATAGTTGTCGATATACTTTAAACGATCACTGTACATTTCATTGGATTCATCAATGATTTCCATGTCTTCTTCATTCATGTTGTTCTCATCAATATCACCAGCAAATCCGTGACTGTCATCAAACAACTTTAGTTTTATATACTGTTGCTTGTGTTCTTTCTTGATCCTTTGAAAGTTTGCGTTGTTGACCAACTGCGTCAAGTATGCAAATGGATTGTTGTATTTCTCTGGGTTAAAATTGTGTGCATACTTGACACAGGTTTCGATTGCGTCATTGATCATCTCTTCTTTCCAGTTCGGTGTGTAGTTTACAAATCGAGGACTGTAGCACCGTCTGTATGATATATCTAGAATGGCCTGCCCAATGATATTGGTTAATGGTGGCGCTGTGAACGTTTTAAGCGCCTTTCTAAATTCTTCTTGAATCTCTGCACTGTGTTGCTCAAGTTCTTCTTCACCAAGCAAACCAAAGTCATCAAGCATTTGCTCTTTGTGTTCTTCCAGAAGCTTTTGCTTGACTGCATAATACTTTTCAAATTCTTTAAACAATTCTTTGTTGTTTACATAGTGTGATTTTTTGTCTTCTTTTTCTGCTTCCAACTTCAATTCGAATTCCAGATTGTCAATATCCTTTACTGTGATTTCGCTAATTTTTTTCATACTGCGTGATAATCCTCTAAAGCTTTTGTACATAACTTATCTACGTACTCATTCAACTCAATACCAGCATGGCCTTTTATCCATTGAAACTTAACGGAAGGCATCTGTGATTTAAGTGTATCAAGTCTTTTCCAGTAATCTACATTCTTAATAATCTTCATTGAAGAACCTTTCCAACCTTTGTTCTTCCAACCCCACAGCCAATCATTCATGCCTTTGGATAGGTATTGACTATCAGTATATAGTGTTATATCCATTGATGCAAGTTGTTTACTTGTAAATCTATTAAAAATAAACTCTAGTGCATATAGTCCTGCACTCAATTCACCTTGTTGTGATGTTCCTGTAATACAACCACTTTTTTCATATATAATTTTTTCAATATCTGGTGAATACAAACAGAAAGCCCATGACGCTATTTCTTTACGCTTCCCACCATCAGAGTATATTTGTAATTTCTTTTTCATTTTAAAATCCTTTAAGTAAAAACCAGTTTGTTGACTTTTTATACACTAAGGATCATTATAATACACTTTTTGGTTATGTTGCAAACATTTTATACACTATTTTGACTAAAGAGAGCGTAGCGAACGGGGATGCGGTTTTCTATTTTTTCTTTTTTCATATACAGTAATGAGCGCCAGCGAATGAGGATATACTTTTTTGTTCTTTTTATATTCTTTTTTATTCTAATAAAATCCTTTAAAGACGTTTATAAACCTGTTAAAATACTTTCTTATACAGTAGTGAGCGTAGCGAGCGAGGTATATTTTTTTCTTTTTTTTTTTCTTCTATAACCTTCCATAAACAGTAGTGAGCGTAAGCGAGCGAGGTTTAAGTTTTTTATTAGTTTATTTTTTGGCGAGTTTTTTTCACGATGCCAAAAAAGGTTTTATCTTCTTTTGCTTGTGAAACTAGGCAGAGTTTAGCGGATCGAAAATATCCTGTCAAGACTTATTTTCGTTAACATTATGTAATGTTTAAAAAGAGTGTTGACACACAAAACAGACTCATGTGTGTCTATAAAGAGGGCTTTAAACGCATTAGAGGCTTTGGTGTGTCCATAGAGAGGTTTTTGTTAAGGGGTAGGGCGTAGTATAGAATGAAAGAGAAAAGCTGCTCAGTGAGCTTGTACAGAGTCAAAAATGTGAAATAAGGACATCAAAAAGAGAATTTACCCCTTTTTGATGTCAACAGGATAGAATTTAACAGGATGTTGCTCATTGGCATAGATTTTTACACGAGCCTTACCATGCTGGATCATGTATCCACTATACCGCTTGTCAGGCATAGAAAGATCATCAACCACGTCATAAATTGTGGCAACCTCTTTTGTATCATGCAATCGCATCAATCGACCAATAGACTGAATGATCCTGATCATGGATTTTGTGGATGATGCAAGAACCATGTTGTGAAGCTTGTTGATAGAAATACCAACAGCCATAGTTCCAAAAGTGGCACAGGTTATCACACTCTCACCAGCTTCGATCTTAGCCTTGATAACGTCACGTTCTTTGTTACTGACCTCACCATTAATCACAAATACATTATCATGCTTCTCTTTCAACATCTCATACACAGGAGTTTGATAGATGTCTATTGAGTCAAACAGAACCAGAGTATTTCCTTTCAGGGACAGAATTAGATTGACAAGAAACTTTTTCCTTTCAGGTAGAGAATAGATAAATTCTTTTTCAACACGATACCAGTCTTTAGGATTTCGTTTGTTCCCATCTTCTTTGGTGAATACGGTAGACGCAAGATCATCCTTGAATTCTTGGCTGTACTTCAACAAAAGCATCTTCACATCAATAGGGGATGCAACACCTTTATCAATGCTTTCTTTTGCTGTCATGATGATCTTGCGCGGGCCAAACAAACCTTCAATAAACATTTCGTTTGATTCAAACCCATCAAGCGAACCGGTTAAGCCATGCTTCATAGGGCAGTTGATAGAATTTTCAATCAAACCAGAAAGGACTTGGGCAGAGCTACCGTGAACTTCGTCACAAAATACGGCTTTCATATCATCAAAAACGTATTTAGGAAGCTTTGCCATGGACTGCCATGTAGTAATAACAATCTGTCTATCAATATATTTTTTATAGTCTTTGTTGATTTTCTGACAATGAGTTCCAACATTCCACTTAACAGAGGAACCCGTAGCATAATTTTCAAAATCATTGTACATCTGCTCAACTAGGTTTCCAGAGGGAACCACGACAAAGAATTTCTTATCTTCCATTTCTGGGAGTAGTTGCAACATACGCAAGGCGCTGTAAATGATAAGGGACTTACCACTACTTGTAGATGACAAACATAAACTGCGTCCCATGCCAAACATATGCATAAGAGCATCGTACTGGTGTTCGTGTGGTGTAATTGGCTTACCTTTGCTATGCGGATCAATCACCGTAGTCATTACGTGTTCAATATCTTCACGAGTGAGGTCAGTCTGTGGAATAAGCTCAGGATCAACCTTGTAGCTGTATCCCTGCCCCTTTACAAACCTTAGCAGTGCCAACACCAAGCCTACGGGAAACGTCTTGTTACGGCGGTTGTAGAGCCGTTTTTGACCATCCCATTTACCAGCTTTCACACGCGGGTCATGTTTAGCGTTAGGAACCTCAAAGCTAAACTTATCCTGAATCTCCATTTCCATGTATTGTTCAACACAAGAAATCTTGACATAGGATTCGTTAATCTTCTGGATTATAATCTGAGGTTGCGACATATTCATAAGCCAATTTTAATAGTTTGTTAGCGGTTGTGTCTACTACTATATAGGGTATTTTAACTTGCTCTCTAATAGCGGCAAGATACCTGTGATGTCCGTCAACAACGTACCCATCCTCACTTACGATGATAGGTTTCATAGTAGGTATTGAATCAGGGTCTTTTCTCATACCCATACAAATATTTCTTATCTTGTCCTCGTCAAACCCTTCCGCTTGCAACGGTTTGAAATAATCGACCAATCCCATATAAGGCCAGCTACCCACACCCATACTCTCTGTTAGCCATTCCGTGAATTTAGAAACGTCATCAATCTGAGGCATATTAATTCTAGCTATCATAAACTGTTCTGTGATAAATTCTTTAAATGGTTTCATGTGTTGCTCCTGTTGACTATTTATGGTAATTTTAATGGTAGTTTCATAAAATAAGGCGTATTGCAAATGTTGACAGATCACCAAACAGAAAAGTTAATCGCTTGCGTAGAGGAAGAACTTAGAGAAATGGAAGAGTATAAAGGCGTAAGCTCTAGTAGAGTTGATGCTTTACAAGTTGAAGAATTTTTAGTTAGAATAACCGTTATTAGAGATGGTGATGACGAAGAAGAATAATAATAAGATAAATACCCTGTATACAGGAAACAATGATGCAGGGTAAAACAAATGACTACAAAGGCTATTAACACAGCAAAATCAACCTCGTTTATCGCTGTACTTGGGTATGATAGAGATATCACGTACACCATTCAAGGTACGAACATGGGAGGTGCTAGTTTAACACCAGCGGAAATGCCAGCACGTTTTTCAAACATTCCTTTTCCCGGTGACAAGGTTGAGTTTGGTGATCTAACCCTTCGATTTTTGCTGGATGAAAACTTGTCGCAATGGGTTACACTGAACAAATGGATGTTTGCACTCTCTCGCGGCGTCAAAGACTCACAGGGCAACGATCTAACGTCATATGTAGAACTGACCGTCCTAGACAGAAGCAACACACCAACGCTCAGAATCCGTTACAACAACGCTCACGTAACCGATATTGGCGACATTGAATATGATATTGTGGGTGACGAAACAACACTTGCATCTTCTGCGACATTCGTGTACACTCACTACACTATAAACAACGTAATCACAGGTGAAACAATTGAGTACGGATCATAACAGTGATTTAGAAAGTCTCATCGACAAAGCAGAAAATAGTTTTGTTGAACTGGTTCAGCTTGCAGGAAAAGATGTAGAGATTGACGAATTTGATATTGACGGTGAAGCTATTAGAACACCAAAGCTTCATCAGAAATATTCTGTAATGTTCGCCAACGAGTCTATGTCCCTGATAAAATACCAACAGATTCAAAAACGTGTCTATCTTGAACGATGGAAATATTTCAACGGGAAGCAGACAGATCAATATTACACAAAGTTTGGAGTCTTTAACGAAAAGGTTCTCAAAGGTGATATTGACAAGTATCTTGCAGCCGACAAAAGATTAGGATACGCTTCTGAACTGCTAGAGGTACAAA